CTAACGTAAGTTGGGAACTAAATGTTTACGATAACATTTGTGATGCTATGGCACAGGCAGCAGAAGAACTAGAGGTGCCTATCAAATGGGGTGCAGCTTGGTCAGAGGGTGACATTCGTTACTATGATGACACTGCAGAGGACGCAATGAATGCGTATATTGACTTACGTAGATCACAAGGTCGTAGACCCTTTATAGATGCACCACACTTTGAGATGATGTAATGAGATGGTTAATTCTGGTTTTATTGTTATCTAGTTGTGGTTTAACTTCATTGCTACCTACAGGCGGTACTAATGTAGCTGCTAATACACAGTTAGGTAAAGAGAACAAACAGGCTGTAGTTACTTACGAAGAAGAAGAAACTAATAACGCAGGACGTGACATCATTACAGAAACAAAAGAAGTAGAAGCAGGTCCAGTAGAAAAGCTAATGATTAGTAATCAAAATATACCCCCTTGGGTTATAATGTTGTTACTACTAGGATGGCTACTTCCTACCCCGACACAAATAGGTCAATCAATAGCAAACTTTGTGCTTGCATTGTTTAGAAGAAAGAGTTAAAATGGCACGAGCATTAACAGAAAAACAACAGAAACTACTAGCTGTCTTATTTGATGAGGCTGGTGGTGACATTGTAGCTGCAAAAAAGATTGCAGGGTATTCGGATGCTACTTCATCTACGGAGATCATTAACTCTTTGAAAGAAGAAATATTAGATGCTACATCTGCTTACATGGCACGTAATGCACCTAAAGCTGCAATGGCTATGGTAGGTGCTTTGTACGATCCTACTGAACTAGGTATTCGTGACAAGATGTCAGCGGCAAAAGAACTACTAGATCGTACTGGCCTAGTTAAAACAGAAAAGATGCAAGTAGAAGCTAAAGGTGGAGTAATGCTAATGCCACCAAAACAAATGGATGAAGATGACTAAACCATTAAAACAATGGAAGTTACCCCAACCAACTGACATAAAAGAAGACAATGAATGGGTTCCTATTCCCCGTATATCTAGGACCATTCCATTCGGCTATGAAGTAAATCCAGATGACCCTGATGTACTGTTGCCTATTGACCATGAGCTTGATATGCTTGAACAGGCACAACGGTATCTTAAACAGTACTCATATCGTGAAGTAGCTAATTGGCTTACACGAAATACAGGTAGAGATATATCTCACGTAGGTTTACGTAAACGGTTGGAAAATGAGCGAAGAAGAAAAAACAAAGCTGCAAGCTTACGCCGATGGGCAGACTATGCGAAAAAGGCAATCGCCAAAGCGGAAGAAATTGAACGCACAAGGCTCGGAGCAAAAGCAGAAGAAGAAAACATCAGCGAGGCCGAAGCCTGAACCTGCAAAGATTATAAGTGAGATTCCAATTGAGGAACAACACAACGTAATCTTTAAACCTAATGAGGGACCACAGACAGAGTTTCTTGCTGCAGGTGAACGTGAAGTATTATATGGCGGCAGTGCAGGTGGTGGTAAATCATATGCCATGTTAGCAGACCCCTTACGTTACATGGGGCATCCTAGTTTCTCAGGATTGTTACTTCGTCATACTACAGAAGAACTTAGGGAACTTATATTTAAGTCACAAGAAATGTACCCTAAGATATGGCCTGGAATTAAGTGGTCAGAAAGAAAGATGCAGTGGACTGCGCCATCTGGTGCACGATTGTGGATGTCCTACCTTGACAGGGAAGATGACGTTCTGCGTTACCAAGGTCTAGCTTTTAGTTGGATAGGCTTTGACGAGTTGACACAATGGGCTACCCCATTTGCATGGAACTATATGCGATCTCGTCTACGGTCCACTGCACCTGACTTACCTATCTTCATGAGGGCAACTACCAACCCTGGAGGTAGAGGTCATCATTGGGTTAAGAAAATGTTTATTGACCCTGCTCCTTCTGGAAAGGCTTTTAATGCAACTGATATTGAAACAGGTGAAGAACTTAAATATCCTGCAGGACACGCAAAGGCAGGAAAGCCTTTGTTCAAACGTAGGTTTATACCTGCACGTCTTTCAGACAATCCTTACCTAGCAGAACAGGGTGACTACGAGGCAATGCTACTATCTTTGCCTGAACAACAACGTAGGCAGTTGCTAGAGGGTGACTGGGACATTAAAGAAGGTGCAGCCTTTACAGAGTTTGATAGGAATGAACATGTCATTGAGCCTTTTAACATCCCTAGTAATTGGGTTAAGTTTAGAGCATGTGATTATGGGTATGGCTCTTACAGTGCTGTCGTGTGGTTTGCCGTTGCGCCTGATGAACAACTTATCGTATATAGAGAATTGTACGTCAGTAAAGTTCTAGCTACTGATCTAGCAGACATGGTGCTTCAGTTAGAGGCAGAAGACGGAAACATTAAGTATGGAGTTCTTGACTCTTCTTTGTGGCATAAGCGTGGTGATACTGGCCCTAGTCTTGCTGAACAGATGATTAGTCGAGGATGCAGATGGCGTCCATCAGATCGTTCTAAAGGTTCACGTGTAGCAGGTAAGAACGAAATACATAGACGTTTACAGGTAGACGAGTTTACAGAAAAACCCAGACTAGTATTCTTTAACACTTGTACTAATATGGTAGCACAGTTACCAGCAATTCCACTGGACAAAAAGAATCCAGAAGATATTGATACACACTCAGAAGACCACTTGTATGATGCGTTACGTTATGGTATAATGTCAAGACCACGGTTTAGTTTATTTGACTATGACCCACATTCTACAAGATCATCTGGAATGCGAGTGGCAGATTCAACATTTGGCTATTAAGGAAAAATAAATGGCAGAAGATAATGAAGTATTCATTGAGGATGATGCAGTTATCCTTGAGGACACAGATAACTCAGTAGAAGAAGACGCAGATACTTCTAAGATTATTCCATTTATTATGGAACGATATGCCCGTGCCGAAGACTACCGCCGACAAGATGAAGAACGTTGGCTACGTGCCTATCGTAACTACCGTGGTATATATGGCCCAGAGGTACAATTTACAGAGGCAGAGAAGTCTCGTGTATTTATTAAAGTGACTAAGACGAAAACACTGGCTGCATATGGTCAGATTGTAGATGTACTATTTGCAAAAAATAGTTTTCCACTTACAGTTGATCCTACAGAACTTCCAGAAGGAGTTGTTGAGAATGTCAGTTTTGATCCTGCTGTTCCTAAAGAGTTACAAGAAGACCGAAGAAGTGATCCAGTATCACCTTACGGTTTTAAAGGTGACGGTAAAGACCTTCCTGCAGGGGCTACGGCAAAAACGTTAGAAGAGTTACTTAACCCTGAATTACGTGAAAAACTAGAACCTATTGAAGGTATTAAAGAAGGAACAGGTGGTACACCTACTGCTGTTACATTTAGTCCTGCTATGATTGCAGCTAAAAAGATGCAAAAGAAAATTCAAGACCAACTTGATGAGGCATCAGCATCTAAGCATTTACGCAGTACAGCATTTGAAATGGCTTTGTTCGGTACTGGTGTAATGAAAGGTCCATTTGCTGTAGATAAAGAATATCCTAACTGGGATGACGATACAGGTGAGTATTCACCTATCTTTAAAACAGTACCCCAAGTATCTCATGTATCTGTATGGAACTTTTATCCTGACCCAGATGCTAACAACATGGAAGAAGCACAGTATGTTATTGAACGTCATAAGATGTCACGTTCACAACTACGTGCACTAAAGAAACGTCCATACTTCCGTAGTCAAGTTATTGATGAAGCAATATCTATGGGCGAAAACTACGATAAAGAATATTGGGAAGATGATCTTTCTGATTATGCACCAGAGCATGGCATTGAACGTTTTGAAGTCCTAGAATATTGGGGCATGGTAGACGTAGAAATGCTACTAGATCAAGGTGTAGACATTCCTCGTGAATTACAAGACACAGACGAACTACAAGCGAATGTTTGGATTTGTAATGGTAAACTACTACGTATGGTTCTTAACCCATTTAAACCTGCTCGTATTCCTTACATGGCATCACCTTATGAACTAAACCCATACTCATTCTTTGGTGTAGGTATTGCGGAAAACATGGATGATACTCAAACATTGATGAATGGTTTCATGCGAATGGCTGTTGACAATGCTGTATTATCTGGTAACCTTTTGATTGAGGTAGATGAAACTAACCTAGTCCCAGGCCAAGACCTATCAGTATACCCAGGCAAAGTATTCCGTAGACAAGGTGGTGCACCAGGACAGGCTATCTTTGGTACTAAGTTCCCCAATGTTGCAGGTGAGAACTTACAGCTATTTGATAAGGCACGAGTGCTTGCAGATGAATCTACTGGCTTTCCTTCCTTTGCGCATGGACAGACAGGTGTTATGGGTGTAGGCCGTACTGCTAGTGGCATTAGTATGCTAATGGGTGCTGCGAGTGGTACTATTAAGAATGTTATTAAAAACGTAGATGATTATCTACTTCGCCCACTAGGTGAGGGGTTGTTCCGTTTTAATATGCAGTTTGACTTTGATCCTGAGATTAAAGGTGACCTAGAAGTTAAAGCACGTGGCACAGAATCACTTATGGCTAATGAAGTACGTAGTCAGAGACTTATGCAATTCTTGCAAGTATCATCCAACCCTGCACTTGCACCGTTTGCTAAGTTCCAATATATTATACGTGAGATTGCAAAGTCTCTTGATCTTGACCCCGAAAAAGTTACCAACAATATGAATGAAGCTGCAATTCAAGCTGAACTAATGAAACAGTTCCAGCAAGAACAGCAAGCACAACAAACTCAACAAGGTGGTCCAGCAGGTGCAAACCCAATGGATACATCAGGAGCAGGTGGTGGAACTATTGGTGTAGGACAAGCACCGACACCACAAGAACAAGGATTTAGTGGTAATGCAGGACAAGGAGCACCTCAGCAAGCTCAAGGGGCTGGTCAGCAACCAAGCCCAATGGTCTAAGTTTGAAGCTTACTTAGACACAATAATCAATCAACAGCATCGTGTCATGGAACAAACAAATGAAGTTGTTGCGATACATAGAGCACAAGGTGCTATCTATCAGTTACGTAGATTAAAACTATTAAGAGATGAAGTGTTAAAGAATGGCTGATAAGTTTACAGAGAGAGAAAATTATATTTTAGACAACTCTATAAATATTGAGTGGTTTCTTCAGGCTATAAATAAAAATAACCCTTTACATCCTGAAGAAGGTGCGGCTCATACAGAAAGCCACGAGTTAGATGGACAAAATATTTTAGTGCCTAGAGTAAGAATTAAAGATGGTAAAGCAATAGTAAATAAAGAAAATGCTTTAGAAGAAGCTTTAGAAAAAGGAGACTATATTGTAGTTCCTGAAGGAGAAGACCCAGATCAGTATTCTAAAGATTTAAGTAAATTAATTGGTAAGTTTAGAGGTTTTAATAAAGGTGGTACTCCTATGGAAAAACAAATGGATCTTTTTGAAGACGGTGGTCTAAAAGACGAAGGCGGTTTAGTAGACGAAGAATCAGGAAATAATGTTCCTGTAGGCAGCACTAAAAAAGAAGTGCGTGATGACATTCCTGCTATGCTAAGTGAGGGTGAGTTTGTTCTACCTGCTGATGTAGTTCGCTATCATGGGCTAGAAAAAATTATGCAGCTTCGTGATGAAGCTAAGTTTGGCCTAAAGAAAATGGAAGCTATGGGGCAGATGGGAAACTCTGACGAAGCTACATTAGATGATGATGTTCCTTTTGGTCCTGCCGATCTTATTATTGTAGGTGCAGAACCTATGGAAGATGAACCACGTGAGATGTACCAAGGCGGTGTAGTTCATGCACAAGCAGGTACATTTGTAAAACCTTCCACAGGTATTGCAGGTTATCAACCTTCTATTTATCAAGGTCAACAAACAACGGGAGCATATACTCCACCACCTAGTTCTGTTGCACCTCCTATCCCAGCACCTTCTCCTGCAGGTGGTTATGTACCTAAGTTTGTTTCAAGTGGTCAAATTCCTGTAGGCGTAGCTCCACCCCCTATAACTCCTCCATCAAGTACAGATACATCTGCAGTAAGTACAGCGTCAACTGAAGATAAACCATTTGTACCTACTGTAAATGATGTATATACAAGTGTAGAATACATTAATCCTGAAACAAGTGAACGTAGAATGTTTAGTTTCTACAATGGGGCAGTAGTAAACGGACCAATTCCAGAAGGATTTATTCCTGTTACTGAATTGGAAACTTCACAGACAGGTACAGATACTACAACAGGAACGGGTATTGATGATACCTCTGTAGCAACTACACAAGTTGCAACAGACGATGGTGATGATCAAACAATTCGTGAATTACAACGAAAACAACAACAACGAGAAAATGAACAACTTAGTCTACAAAAAACAAACCTTTTACAAAAAGGTTCTGCTAATGATCTAGTAAGTGCATGGCTAGACAATAAACGTGTTCTTGGTGCAGGAAACGTAGGAGCATTCTTTAGTCCTCTTATAGGTGTACTTACTACTGCCGCAGGATTAAAAGAACAACGAGATATAGAATCAGCTTTAACAGAAAGATTTGGGGAAGATTGGAAAACTACTGCTAAATTAACAGATGAAGTTAAACAGCAGCTTACTGATTATGAAGAATCAGGAAAACTTCGTAATACTAAATTGTTTGGTAATAAACTATTTGAAGATGTAAAGGCTGCAGTTTCTGGGATTAAAGATAGTTTTACTGAAGAAGGAAGACAGTCTTACTATGAAAACTATGCGTCTAGTGGACCTGTACATAATGTATCTGACAATACTTTGTCTGGTGGGGTTACAGGATTTGAAGCAGTAGTAGATGGTTCTGGTAAACTAGAAATGAACCAAAACGGAATGCCTAAGTCGTCTGGTAATCTTTCTATTAAAGAACAACAAGCTTATGACAACGCTGTAAGTAGTGGCAATTCCTCAGTAGCAAATCACCATGCAATTATTGCAAAGCATCGTGCAGGACAAGATAACTATGCAAATGCTGTAGCTAAGTATGGCGCAGATTCTATACAAGCACAAAATGCTGGTAAAGGCATGTCTTCTCACAGTAAGGAACAGGCCATTAAGTATGGTGGTAGTGTACATAAAGCTAAAGAAAATGGTACAGCATCAAAAACAAATACTAGTGGTACAGGTTTTTTTGCTAAATACAAAACAGAAGCAGAACAAAAAGAAGATAACGATAATGATAGTAGTAGCAGTGGCGCATTTGGTGGCTATAGCTGTTATGTAGCTACAGCACTTAATGATAAAGGATACTGGCCCACAGTTAAAAAGATAAAACTTATCAAGTGGTGTATGGACACAAAACCTGAACATAAGTTTGACACAAAACTATGGCGTAATGGATATACAGTATTTGGTAAAACAATTATTGCGCCACGAGTAGATAATAAAATTATTCGTTGGTTATCTGATGGGTTTTATGAAGCAACAGTTAAAAACAAAAAATCTGTTAAATCATTAATTGGTTTATTGTTTTTCTACATTCCATCATATACAATTGCACTATATAAAATGTTACGTAACGATCTAGTAGATATTGAAAGGACTTAATATGGAAGAAGAACTAATACAACAAATGGAATCTTCTGTACAGTCGGTAGGCAATATGACTGTCAATGAATTTAAGAGTACTCTTGCAGATCGCCTAGATAATTTAACGGACGAAGAAAAAATATCTTTACTAGATATGTATGGATCAGAAGAATTGCAATTAATTGGCAAACTACTTGGCCCTGAAATTACAGGGACTGTAACTAAACAGTTAAATCTTATGGCAGAAGATGCAGTACTTAACCCTGAAGGTGTACAGCCCGTAGATGAATTCCGAGGTCGTATGCAACGAGAAGAAACTGAAGATCAAACAGAACAAATGTTTAGACAAGCACCTTCAGAAATGCGTGTCATGGAAGAACTAGAAGATCAACCTGACACACTTGTGTAGTAACAACACATTAACTTGTTACATTAGACTGGCCTACCCATCCCCCTACCAACAGGCTACGGTGGCCCCAGTAAGGAAACTAAAATGTCAGAGAACATGGAAGTAATGGCTTCAGAAGTTGAAGCACCAAAAAAAGTAGCATTTGCTAATCGTAAGTATTCAAATGCAGATCGTATTAAAAAAGAAGAAGAAGAACTAGAACAGCTTATTGCTGAACAAAAAGGTGAAGCGGTTCAACAAGAACCACAAGAAGCTGAACCTGCTAATGCTGAGGAAAAAAGTTTTAAGAAACGTTACGGTGACCTACGTAGACACCAACAACAAAAAGAAAAAGAATACGAAGATCGTATCAAAGCTCTTGAAACACAGCTAACTCAGGCAACTAATAGTGAGATTAAACTACCAAAGTCTGATGAAGACATTGAAGCTTGGGCAACTAAGTATCCAGATGTAGCTGCTATCGTCGAAACTATTGCAATTAAAAAAGCGAAAGAACAAGCACAAGGTCTTGAAGATCGTGTTCGTGAGATCGACGAAATGAAAGCAAACGCAGCACGTGAGAAAGCAGAAGTAGAACTGCTAAAGCTGCATCCAGATTTTGGTACTATTCGTGACAGTGATGACTTTCATGAGTGGGCAGAAGAACAACCTAAGTGGGTTCAAGATGCTCTTTATGAAAATGATGCAGATGCACGTTCTGCTGCACGAGCAATTGATTTGTATAAAGCAGACCGTAATATTACAACTAAAAAATCTGCTACAGCAAAAGATGCTGCACGTTCTGTGGGAGCACGGAATGAACGTAGTAAGCCAAACTCAGATGCAATGAGTGGGGCTATCCGAGAATCCGATGTCCAAAAGATGTCGGCTACCGAGTACGAAAAAAATGCTGACGATATTATGGAAGCTATTCGTACAGGTAACTTTATTTACGATTTATCTGGTTCAGCCCGATAAAAAGTATTGACATATAAGTTATTTATGATATAACTATATATGTATAGTT